ACCTTTGATGTAGATCATAGATGATGATTTATATTTGACAACATCAGATGCTGAACGAGGAAAAGAAATATCCTCAGGGGGCAGTTGTTTGAATTCAGCACGAGACTTATCAATAAACTCAATCACATCTTCTTCAGTACCAGTCATCATCAACTTTAGAGCATCCTTAATCATCTTCCTACACGGAGCAGGAGTGGATGATTTGACTGCTTCAATACCCATCATCTTCAGTTTAGGGTCTTCATAACGAACACCTTCACTATCCCACACATTGAGAATATATCGCTTCTTCGCAGTCCAGATACCACGGTCAGCAATATTTTCACGTTTCATTTGCATCTTCTGATCGTATGCCGAGACATACGTCGCCAGATTTTGATAACACTGATCGATATACGGTTCAAACTTTTCTTCGCAGATCTTGTTAAGTAAGGAAACAATTGCAACTTTATCGCTAGACTTAGAAGCAAAAAATTTATCAACAAGAGGTCCAAGATTAAGATAAATTGAGTCGGTGTCGGACGCAATAACGTAATCCTCTTCGGTTGTTTGCAACAGTTTATTTAGATACTCGTTCATCTTACTCTCAATCCAACGGATAGAGACTTGACCAGAAAGCGTAATCGCCTCCGCATTGGCCAGTTTATAGTACCTAAAATACTGATTACCGATTGCACCATAAGCAGAGTTGAGTGAAATCTTCTTAGCCATCTGAATATTATTGCAACGAGCGATTTCTTTCTCCAGTGCCTTGGTGGGTGTTTTTTCATATGCCTGTTTTGCCTGAAGCATCCGTTTCTTAAAAATTACACGGTCGCCATACATCTTCTCCATAAGTTCTGGCAGGAACCCACGAACATCCTTGCGGTACATTGCACCATTAGCACAGACCGCATTATCTTTGTACAACTCAAAGTTTATCTCCTCATTAAGGATTCGATCAACTGTAGCCGTTGGATGTCTCTCGTCGAGTAATGTCTCTGGCGAGATGTTGTATTGCATAATAAGATGAGGGTACAAACTATTAAGGTCAAAAGACACCACCCAATCATACTTTCCTGGAATCGGTTCCTTGACATAAGCACCTGCGTACTTTTCGTTTTTGTCAGACCTGATCTTGGGAGGGATAACAATATCCCGCTTCTTTAAATAGTTATAAATTATGTTATCCCACATGCGAACTTGATAGAACACATCTGCATAGTTGACCTTAGCGTCATATGCCATGGTCAACGCAAGTTCAATTAGTTTCATCTTGTCTTCCAGTCGGTCAACAAGTTCTACGTCAACGATGTTATATTCAATAAACTTCTGCCACCCTTTTGTATAGAAATCTTTGAAGGTGTCAAACTCACTGTGGTCTAGTTTCTTCTGCCCCAGTTCTACCTGAGCTATGTAGTCTAGACGATATGACTCCTGTGCTTTATAAGTAAACTTTTTGTACAAGTCAAGATAATCAAGTTGGGTTACGCCACCCACGTCAAACATAGTTTGCTTCCTACCTTTGACAAAAATCTCACTCTCTGTAACCAAACCCCAAGGTGAGAAACGCTTCATCAGTTTTTCACCAAGCACCCGGTTAAGACGCTTACAGATGTATGGGATATCATATAGTTGACAGTTCCACCCTGTAATCACGTCAGGCACGTCCTGCATCCAATAATTGATGAAGTCACCCAATAACTGCTGTTCGCTGGGACAATAGCGATATGTGACGTTCTTCTGCTTGTTCACAAAGGGTTTCACACCCCAGGTCACAATCTCTTTGGTGTTATAATCCTGAATTGTAATCGCAAGGATCTCTTCCGATGCAGACTCTACATCAGGGAATCCATGCTCAGATGAAACCTCAATATCAATCGTGACTAGTTTGATCTGATTGATGTCAAACTTAATTTCATCTTCAGGATACTTCTCTGAAATATATTGATAGATGTATCGATCATTACCATAGATAGCAAATCCATCAATATCATCATATTTTTTATAGAACTCCCGACAATCACGCACACTGCCGGGATGAATTTCTTCTACTGCTTCTCCATTTAATGTCCGATACTTAGTATTCTTCTTCGACTTCACAAACAAGGTAGGGAAGAACTCATCTCTGTGTTCATACCTCTTACCATTATCAACACCACGAACCAGGAATTGATTACCAATCAACTGGACATTAGTATAGAAGCGCATTACTTGGTCAAATCCTCGTATTTTTCAATTAGTGTGGGAGTTGGTTCTGCTAATGTGATAATCTTATCAGAACTAATCATGAATACATCATCCTTTGTAGCACCAAGCATCCATGGTTCTAGAATACCATCTTTTTTCAAGATAAAGGGATAGGTCAGTTTACAATCTGGTTCTCCAGGAATTGCTGCTCCAGTCTCATCAATCTGACTGACTAGTATCTGATTGTTCATCAGCAGAATTGTCTTGATCACTTTCGACTCGTTTGCCATTGTTTAATACTTCCTCAATATACATTTGGGTTAATTTGGGCACTGGTTCAACCATGGTCACCAACCAATCGGATGGCACAGGAATATTTACCTCCGCAGAGAGAGGCATCCATGGGAACAATGATACTTCAAATCCAGACCTTTTCTCCACTCCATCTTCACCAGCAGGAACTGGATTACGCATTTTAACAACACAAGGTTTTTCTAGACGATATCCAATTACTCTACGATCATCACCTTCGCCGACAGACATTTCATTGACATCAGCAATCATGTCTTCACCAGATTTTAAGAGCATCAATTTAATAGTCATGATTCTACTTTTACTTCTCCTTTAACTTTTTTCTTTTCTACTTTGACTTCTGTAGGAAGTTCAGGGGTAGGTTTGTATTTACGGTAACGCACTGTTTCAAAAGTCTCAAAGACCTCTTCTGGATTACCATAGCAGGTCTTTCTTCTCTCTTCTATGATCTCATCATAAGGATCAATTTGAACATCAGGCCACTGAAGATGTGCATTTTCAATCACCTTGCGACTGATTACTTCATAGTTGACACCATCACCTGAGGTAGGTAGGACGATATCGACATACTCTTTCTTCTTTGGTGCCATGAGACATTTTAACTTCAAGGTCATTCTACCAAGAAAAAAGAGGGGCGTCAACTGGATTGTGCCAGTTGCCCCTCTGCGGCGACAATATTTGAAAGGGTAGCCGCCACTATTTAGAACCAGTCCTTACGCTGGTGGTGAGTGGGAACAATCCTACCTAGGGTGACACTCAGTAACCCATCTTCAAAATCAACTGATCGAACTTCTGTATCGTCACTGAGCGTCCACGCTCTAGTAAATGACCGTTGAGCCAGACCTTTGTGAAGGTAGTTTGTTTCCGTTTCTTTGTCCTCTTTCTGACCTTCGACAAAGAGTTTACCATCTTGTGTGTAGACATTGACTTCTTTCTTCTTAAATCCTGCCAATGCCAATTCCAGTCTGGATTCTACGTTGCTGACCGTGATTAGATTGTAGGGAGGGTAGTTCGATGTTGTCTCATGCAGATCGAACACCCTATTTAGGTAGTCATTCATACCAATACTGTTTTTGGAAATTTTATCTAACAGCGCAGGAAGATCTGACGATGTATATCGTGTGAGGTTACCCATGATAGTAGCTCCTTTAAAAGCGAGTTTGTGTTTTGTGGACCCCGAAGGCATCCTTGGCGTCAAAGGGGAGGTTAACCCCCCTATCCTCTGACATTACTAATTATACAGGAAAAGAAAAAAAGAGGAACGGTAATAACCGAACCTCTTTGTAGGGTGTTCCGATTGTAGAGTGTGCCGCACGAAAGACACAACTTATTTAGTGTTCGTGCTCGTCAAATGTATCATCTAGTTTTTTGGATGGTGGTCCAAACGATATGTAAATACCGTATGAAGTCATCACCACCACTGCTAGAAAGAGAATAACAATTATACTCATTCAGTCTCTTGCTGCTTACTTTTCTTTCCGATATTGTACTTCTGCTCAAGAACCCAATCCGATTTATCCTTATATGCCAGGACTTTAATTTGGTTCAGGGGTGCAATGTCAGTTACAGAGTCTGGTTTGACCACAGAGATCAATCCCCAGTCTGCTAGAAGGCGGACAATACGGTTGCGTCTTTGGACATCATTTGCAGTTAGGTTGGCGTGCTTACCATCCAGGGCAAACAGTTCCTTAAAATGAACAATAAAATATCTACCCTG